CGGATCAGGGACTTCTTGTTTAACTCATGGTTAAATCAAGCGACAAGAGTTCCTTTCGCGGAAGACCGGGTAAAACCGGAGGTACGCAAAAAGCAGCCCGATGCTCAGCATCAGGGTCCTTGTCAAGTGCCTTGAGCAAGGCAGCCTTCATCATCTGCTCGGAGTTTAGACTCCAAGGTGATAGACCCACATTCGTGGGGAAGGACTGCCTCCAGCTTAGGCAGGAGTGGGATAGGTGGACGTCCGGCGTCCGTATTAGACGAGGTAGGGGGAACAAAAGAAAAAAGTTCGAATCGATCGTAAAAGGATCAAAAAGAATATTCGACTTCCCTTGCGAGCCTTGTGATAAGGTCGCCGCCTTGGCGTCGCAGCTGGCTTGGCGTAAACACGTAAGTGTTAAGCCTAATTTTCCTTCCCCTTCTTGGTGCCATGATCCTATATGGCTTCTCAAGAAGAGGGTTAGAGAGCTAGCGTCCGGTTGGGGCGGTAGGTTGGAGGAAAAAAGAAAAGATAGTGGTGAAGTGTTTGTCGGGCCGGCCGACTGTAGGGAGAAGAATTGTTACGTTCCCGACCAGCAAGGGTGTTTGGAGACACCTAAGTTACTGGGCGGGACTCTTGCAACTGCCCCTGAAGAGTGTTCGCTTGACGACAGCCTCGTACGTGCTGGCGTCGCGAAAACCAAAGGAAAATTTCGGACTGTCACTATGCAGTCCGCGCGAGTTAAGAGAGTCCTTCGTCCAGTCCATTCTGCCCTTTACGACCACCTGAGTTCTTTCGGGTGGCTTGTACGAGGGGACGTAACTAGAGCAGACTTCGATGCGGTTTTTAACGATCTCAAGGTAGGTGAAAAGATTATCAGTGGTGACTATACTGCAGCCACTGACAATATCTACCAGGAGGCCGTTATGGCCATAGTCGAAGTTCTTTCCGAGGATCAGGACTTGGGGGAAGAAGAAAGGAAGGTTTTGGTAGGATCCTTCACTAACCTGAGGTGGGTGTCGCGTTCTGGTAAGCAGTGGCCTATTTTGAGAGGCTCGATGATGGGTAACTTGGTAAGTTTCCCTATTCTTTGCCTTTTGAATAAGGCCTGCTATGACATCACATGCGACATTTTTTTTGGGTCTGGTGTGCGTAGGATCTCCAGGATGAATGGAGACGACTGCCTGTTTGCAGGGACCAGAGAATTTTTTGCCTTATGGCGAAAGGTGACTGGCGCTTACGGGTTGATCGTTAACGAGTCGAAGACCGGTATCGAAGACTACTGGGCTGATCTGAA